CAAGAATATACATTAGATAGAAAGATTAGAGACCATACTGGTAAATGGATAAATAGTAAGGTATTTTCTGAATCTGCTAACAGATTTATGAGAAATAAATACTATTGTGCAGAACCAGTAGGTAGTCCTGGGTATATGGAATACTGGACTAGAGAATTAAAGAGATGTGAAAATGGGTATGAAGTAGGTGGACATAAGATTACAGGACACCATTATGAGTACTTAAATTATACCCATATTAAAAAAGTAGAAGCTACAGATGATGAATCTAGTGCAGCTACTAAAGAGACTAGACCACCAGATTTTTGGGATGGTGATTATGATTATTATTGGAGTATAGAGATAGCTAAGAATGGATTACTAACTAAGAATGCACTAGCTTCTAGTCAATTAGAGAAAGAATTAGCTAAGGAATTACCACATGAAGCTAGAGAAGAATTAAAGAGAAAAATACTAGCTAAACTACAGTTAAAAGTTATACCACACCCTGATTTTTTAGAGGGTGGTAATCATATTACTGTAGGTAAAAGTAGACGTAAAGGTTATTCCTATAAGAATGCAGCAATTTGTAGTAATACTTATAATACAGTAAGAAAATCTCTTACAATTATAGGTGCATTTGATAAAAAATACTTATATCCAAAGGGTACAATGGCTATGGCTAGTGTACAATTGGACTTTTTGAATAAGTATACTGCATGGACCAAGGCTAGAGAAGGGGTTGATAAACAAGAACATAGAAGAGCATCATTTAAAGAAACAATTAATGGTGCAGAAGTAGAGTCTGGATATATGTCAGAGATAGTTGCTTTGACATTTATGGATAACCCAGATGCTGCCAGAGGTGCTGATGCACTATATGTACTATTTGAAGAGGCTGGTAAGTTTCCTAACCTAAAAGCAGCACTAAATGCTACTGCTCCGGGATTATCAGCAGGTAGATTTATAACAGGACAGATACTTATATTTGGTACAGGTGGTGATATGGAGAGTGGGACAGTTGATTTTGCAGATATTTTCTATCATCCTATAGAAAATAAGATGATGCCATTCTTAAATATATGGGATGAAGATGCAGATGGTACATATTGTGGCTTCTTCCATCCATGTTATATGAATATGGAAGGTTTCTATGATGAAATGGGAAATAGTGATATAAAAGGTGCCACTAAATTTGAATTAGATGAGAGAACAAGATTAACTAAAGGTAGTAGTGGTACAGGTGTATTACAAAGTAGGGCACAAGAGTTTCCATTATGCCCAGCAGAAGCATTCCTAACAGTTAGTTATAATGATTTTCCTGTAATGGAGTTAAGAAATCAACTTAATAAAGTACTTAGAGATAACTTACATGTAAAATATGGTGTACCAGTACAATTAGTAAGAGAAACAGTAGGGGAAGATGAAAAAATTGATGATAAAAAAAGCTTAGAGATATTTTTTTCTAAGATAGGTGATACAAGGGAAAATAAGAAAAAATCAGTTATTATTGCTAAACCAGATTTTAATAATCTATTAGACCCAATTTGGAAACATAACCCTGATAATAAGGATTTGACAGGTTCAGTGGTTATGTTTGAGGCACCTATACCAAATGCCCCTAAAGGATTATATAAAATAGGTTATGACCCTTATAGACATATAAATTCAGCAGATAAACACCCTTCATTAGCTGCTATATATGTATATAAAACTGTATTTAAAGGTAGTTATTGGAAAAATACTATAGTTGCTGTATATATAGGTAGACCATCACACCCTGACTATGCTACTAGGATAGCAGAAATGCTAGCAGAATTTTATAATGCAGAGATAATGGTAGAAAATGAAGTAACTCACGTAGTAGATTACTTTAAAAAGAAGAAAAAACTACATTTACTAGCATTACAACCAGATGCAGTTATATCTATAGCAGTTAAAAACTCAAAGGTAGCTAGGGTATACGGTTGCCACATGAATGATAAGCTTAAAGAGCAGGGTGAAAAGTATATTAAAGAATGGTTATTAGAAGTAAGGGATATAGATGAAGATGGAAATGAAATAACTAATTTAGATTGTATATATGACCCAGGATTATTAGATGAATTGATTAAGTACAATAGGAAGGGTAACTTTGATAGGGTAATGGCATTTATGATGGTAATGTTTCAGATACATGAAGACGATGAAGATATAGAATATAATAATGATTTAGATACTGAAAGTATAGAAATGCAATTAGATAGACTTATGCAAAACCAGTATAGAAACTTAGCAACTTCATTTAATTAATATGGATACTACTACATTAGAAAAGAAACCTAGTTTCTCTAGGGCTAGTCAAAGACTGTCTCAAAAGGAAAAGAATGAGAATAACTTTGATTGGTATAAGCAACAAGCTGATTTAGTTATATCTAAATCATTTAATGGTAGAAATACTTTCTTTGGTACTAATGAAAGTGGTATACTAGACCCTTATCTTAGAAAAAAATCTAATTATGATTTATTTAATAATATAATTAATGAAGCAGATTTTAAATATGTAACAGAACCTTTTGGAGAACATGGTAAGTTACCTGCTAATTTTACAAATAGAGATATAGTAAGTACTAAGATTAAGGTACTATTAGGTATGGAAATGTCCATGCCTTTTTCATGGAGGGTATTTGCTGTTAATGAAGAAGCTACTACTAGGAAAGAGCAGGAGGAAGCTGAAAGGATTAAAGACTATGTTACTAGTTCTATTATGCAACCTATACAACAGCAGGTACAGATGGAACAAATGCAACAAACTAAAGGTAGAAAACTTACACAACAAGAACAACAACAGTTAGAGCAGCAAATGCAGCAGGAGATACAGAGTAAAACTCCTGAGTTAAGAAGTATATGACTAGACAGCATCAAGACCCTGCAGAAATGTTAGGTAATCAATTGATGACATATTTAATACAACAAGAGAAGATACAAGATAAATTTAATCTTGGATGGAAACATTTTAATCTTTCAGGGTTAGAATGTTATCAAGTAGGTGCATTTAATGGTAAACCGGGAGTTAGAGTAGTAAATAGTCTGAGACTTGAACATGATTTATCTGCTGATTTACAGTTTGTAGAAGATGGAGAGTGGGTTACTTGTGATATACCTATGACACCTACACAAGTTATAGCAGCTTTCCATGAAGAACTAACAGAAGATGAAATGGATAGGATATTAGATTATAATAATAATCCTGCTAGTTTATTGGATGCTAATTTTACTTTTGATAATAGGTTTGTTAATGTTAATAGTATAAATGTTAAGCATGTACAATGGAAATCATTAAGTAAAGTAGGTTTTTTAACTTATTTAGATGCTAATCAACAAGAGCAGATGATGATTGTAGATGAAAACTATAAGGTTAATAAGGCAGAGGGAGATATTAAAATAGAATGGGATTGGTTTCCTGAAACACAAGAAACATTTAAGATAGCTAATGATATATACTGTTACTGTAGACCAGTACCCGGACAAAATAAGGATATAGATAACTTATTTGAATGTAAGTTATCTTATTATGGTGCTGTATGTGATAACTTAAATTCTGCTATTACTTCTCCAATGGATAGAATGAAATCTTATCAATATTATTTTAATATAATAATGTATAGACTGGAATTACTACTGGCTGGTGATAGTGGTAAGAACTTAATAGCTAATATTAAGGCTATACCTAACAGTATGAACATTGAAAAATGGATGTACTATTTAAAAGCTAATAAGATAGCTTTCTTCGATTCTACAGCAGAAGGGTTGAGAGGTGGTAATTTGGATGCTAGAAGTATGTTTACTGATGTAGATTTGTCACTAGTAAATACTATAGATAAATATATACAATTAGCTGATTATATAGATACTAGATGTGGATTAAGTGTAGGTGTTACTAAAGCTATGGAAGCACAAATAGCTGCTAATGAAGCTGTAACTAATACAAAACAAAATATTACTCAGTCTAGTTATATACTTAAACCTTACTTTGAATTACATAATCAATGTAAGAGAAATGTAATGGCAGCTTTACTTGAAAAAGCTAAAACTACATATAAAGGTAGTAATAAAAAAGTACTTAGTTACGTATTAGATGATATGTCTCTAGCTATGTTAAATTTAGACTATGGTTTACTTGAAAATAGTGTATATGGTTTATTTGTAGCTAATTCTGGTAAACTAGATGATGTTAAGCAAGCTATTAATAGTTTAGTACAAAATGCAATGCAAAATCAGCAAGCAGATATGCTAGATGTTATTAGAATACTTAAAACTGATGATATTAATGAAGCAGAGGAGATATTAGAGATTTCTAGACAGAGAATGCAAGAACAGCAACAGGATGCTGAACAACAAAAGATGCAACAACAACAAAATGAGGCATCTGCTCAACAACAGCAAGTAGAAGCTGGATGGGAACATGAGAAAGAAATGGTTATACTTAAGGAAAGTGAGAGGAGAAAGACTGAAATACAGAAACAAGCTATGCTATCTATGGGATTTGACCCTAATAAGGATGAAGATGATGATGGTATACCAGATGTACTAGAAGTTGCTAAGTTTGGTGTAGATGCAGATATAAAGAAAAAGAATTTACAGTTACAACATGATAAATTAGACCATCAAAAGACAGTAGATGCTAATAAACAAGAAACAGATAAACAGAAACTTAAACTTGAACAACAAAAAATAAATAAAATGGGGAAAACTAAATAAGAAAAGGCTATATCACAAAAATCAAAAAGTACATTTTCAATATGTAATAAATTACATTTTAAATCTTAATTTTATAATCAGATAATTATGCCAACAGAGAATATTAAAGAAGTTAAAAATGCCTTAGATGGATTTACACTTCAAGATGATGAAGATAGTTTCTTCGGAATACCACAAACTACTAAAGAAGATAAAACTAGTGTAAATAAAGTAGTAAATGAAGTTAAAGGTAAAAAGAGTCCTTTAGATAAGGATGATGAAGATGATGATAATGGTGAAGCTACCCCTTTAAATAAAGATACTAAAAAAGGTAAAGAAAAGAAAAAGGAAGATGAAGAAGTAGAAGAAGAAGAAGAACCAGAGTTTAACTTTGGAGATGATAAAGAGGAAGTAGTAGAAGATAAGGATAAAGATACTAAACCCAAAGATAAAAAAGATAAAGTTAAAAATAAAGAAAGTGAAAACAAAGAAGAAAAAGAAGGGAAAGATGAAGTAGATACTGAATCTAATGAAGAAGATGATAGTAAATTCTATACTACTCTAGCTAAAGAACTTAAAGAAAAGAATGTCTTTACTAATGTAGAGATACCAGATAAAGACTTAACTTACGAAGAGTTTATAGAATTACAGGATGCAGAAGTAGAAGCTAGAGTAGATGAATCATTTGAGAGTTTCTTTGAAGAGTTAGATGAAGATGGTAAGGCATTTCTTAAATTTAAGAAAGATGGTGGTAAAACATCAGACTTTCTTAATATGAGGACTAACAATATCAATCTAGATAGTTTTGATGAAGATAGTGATAAGCAACAAGAAAGTATTATAAGGTTTTATTTAGCTAATGTAGATGGTAAAGATGAAGAAGATATAGAGAGTAATCTACAATGGCTTAAAGATGGTGGTAAGATAAAAGCTACTGCTAAAAAATACTATAACACTTTAAAGAAGGTAGATAAGGATTCTAAAGAAGCTATAGTTAAACAACAAGCTGCAGCAGCAGAAACTAGAGAGAAGAGTATAAAAGAGTTTAATACTTCTGTAAAGAAGATTATAAGTAGTAGTGATAAAATAGGTGCTTTTCCAATTAATAAGGCTGAACAGAAGGTACTAACTGACTTTATTACTAATCCAACAGCTAAAGTAGGTAAGAATAGTTTTATACCTGAATTTAATGTAAAACTTAATAAATTACTTAATCCTAAGAATGAGGAAGATATTAAGAAGTTAGTAGTTTTAGCTAAGTTATTAAGAAATGATTTTGATGTAAGTGATATAACACTTGCTAAAACAACAGAGAAAGCTAAAGAAGTGAGAGAAACTTTGAAAGAAGCTAAAACAGGACTTAGGAAAGTAGCTAGTTCAGGTGATACAAGAAAATCATTAGCAGAATTTTTTTTAAAATAAATTTTTAAATAGAGTAAATAAATAAAGATGGCAAGGTTAAATAATAAGCTTATCATAAAGGAGATGCCGTGGCACGCCAATATGACTGAATTGAACCACTTAGGTGCAGCATTAATAGCTAAACCAACTGTGTTTGAGGGTGTAATGAATACTATATTCACTGCACATAGGTATTCCGATAACCCTCTTACTATGATGTTAACTGGTAAGGGTAGGAAAACTATTACTACTACTGCATGGGAGTGGGAATTGAAGGGGGCTATTACTAGACCTTTAGTATTTATTGAAGATGTTGAACCTAGTAATACTACTAAAGGTAAATTTAAACAAACATTCAAGGTTAAACTAGATGAACCTTGGTGGTTACCGGGTGATGTAGTGCATCCCGGTAATAAAAAGATGCTTTGTAGGGTACAAACTCAAAGTGCAAAGAGTGGTAATGGTTATATATATGAACTTAGGGGTATGACAGACGACCCTACATGGTTTCTATCACTTAACTATGCAACTCCGGGTGTACAATGGGCTAAATTGTTCTCACAATATGAAGAAGGTGCTGAACAATCAGGTTCTACACAATATAGTTTACCTATAGCACTTGCTAGTAAGATGGGTAGGTATAGGAAAATGTATAGTGTAACTGGTGATGCTGCACAAGAGGTACTTGCTGTTAAAATTCCGGGTTCAGATGGTAAAATGTATGATTCTTGGATTAAATATGCAGAAGTAGGATATTGGGAACAATGGTATAGGGAACTTGAAAGGGGTCTTTGGTATTCACGTAGTACTGATAGTGTTATAGGTAGTACAGGTAGGTCAATATCTAGTGGCCCAGGTGTACAAGAGTTAATGGAAGATAGTCATATACATAACTATAGCTACCTTACTGCTAAACTTATAGAAGAATATCTTATGGATATATTCTATAGTAGGATTAAGCCGGGTAAGGGTAGGAAAATATCAGCATTTACTGGTGAATATGGTATGATACAATTCCATAGGGCTATACAAGATTGGCAAGAAAAACGTAAAGGGTTTATACAAGTTGTTGACCAAGTATTTATACAGAAGACTACTTCTCCATATACTGAAAATGGTCTACAAGCTGGTTACCAATATGTAAGGTATCGTATGGCTAATGGTGCTGAATTAGAGTTAACACATTGCCCTCTATATGATGATAGGGAAATTAACTTTGAGATAGATACTGTTACTGGTTATCCTATAGAATCACAGAGATTTACATTTATGGACTTTAGTGATGGACAAGGTGGTAATAACATGCAGATTATAGATAAGATGAATAGTTTTAAACTTGGTTATGTAGCAGGTTTAAGTACACCTTATGGACCAGTTAATAAGGGTTTAATGTCTCATAGTGGTGATTACTATGAAATGCATGTACAGAAACAACAGGGTATACATATAGAAGATGTATCACGTTGTGGTGAATTAATATTAAGTAGGAACTAAATTATAATTTTTTTATAAGCAGTTAGTTTTAATAAGTAAGGGGGTTTCTACCCCCAGTACTTTAAACAGATAGATAAAAACAGATAAGATACAGATAATTATTAACCAAAAAATATTTTTATGTCATTAGTTACAGTAAAACCATTACCAGTTAAAAAATGGCATGGTAAAACAGGTGCAGAAGCTTTTGCACAACCTAGAAAAATAGAAATACTATATGATAGTAAAACTGGTGGATATGCTACTGGTTTAACAGAAGAAGAAACAAAAGAGTATAGTAAGAGATTAGGTGTAGATTTGAGTAATATATTTCTAATGGATGAACCACACCCATTTTGGAGTACTAAAGCAGCATGGATAGAATTGGGTAATGCCACTAAAGTGTTTGATACTAAGAAGAATATGGATTTTGTAAAAGTTAAAAATCTTAGAGCAAGTAAGTTTGTAGCAAATAGTATGGAAGAATATAATAATGGTATGTACCCAGAAGCTACTCATGTTATATTTGATGAAGAAGAAGAAATGACAGTTAAAGCTAGTAGGACACAAAAAATGCAAAAATTATATGTTGCACTTGAAAAACTTACTACAGAAGATAAAATAAATTTGATTTTAGTTGTATCTAATAAAAACTTTAGGGGTAGGAGTATTAATTTTATAGATGGTGAATTATCAACTATAGTTGATAATACTACTGATGAAAAGAGTGCTAATATAGATGATTTGTTAAGGATATTAGGTACTGGTAGAGAAGAGGTATCTATAAGGGCTAAAGTACATGAACTACTTATAAAAAATATTCTTACTAAGCAAGGCACTAATATTAACTATATGGGTGAGGTTATAGGTAGTGATATAGATTCAGCTATCAAATGGTTTCAAGACCCAAATAATGTTAGTATAAGAGTTAGTATACTAGATAAACTAAATAGAAAATAATGACTATTGGGGAAATGCACTATGATTTTAAACAAAAACTTAATGCTCTTGACTCACAAAAATATACAGGTTTAAAAGTACCTGAAATAGATTGGAAGTTAAATGAGGCACAAGAAGTTTATGTTAAGATTATAGCAGACCCACAAGAAAATAGTAAAATAGGATTTGAAGTAGACCAGAGAAGTATAGATGATATAAGAACTGTAGTAGTAGACCAACAGCCAAATGATTATATAATAGCACAAGTTTTTGATAGTAGTTCTTATTATATAGTTTTACCACCTGATTACTGGTTCTTAGCTAATGTAAACGTAATAGCTAGTAAAGGTAAATGTATAGGAGTAGAATTATATAATTCAAGAGAAGTACAGCATGATGATAAACATGAGTATTCACCTTTTGATAAAAGCTCTTTTGAATGGAGAATATCTAACTATAGATATAATAACATGGGTATAAGGTTTTTCACTGATACTACATTTTCTATAGATAAGGTAGGATTAGAATATCTAACAAAACCTACTCCAATGCAAAATGCTAAAGCTTATCTTGCAGGTGGTGGTACATATAATACTATAGATGGAGTAGTGTTAACTGGTTCACAAGATTGCTTATTACCAGAGCAAACACATAGGGATATAGTAGATTTAGCAGTATTGATAGCAGCAAATGATTTATCTTTACCTAATTATACAATGAAGAAAGATAAATTAAATATCACTAAACAATAATAAGTAATATAAAATTTTAAATAAGTAAAAATGGCAAAGGAAAATCCGATTATACAGGTGTTACCTACTTTGGGTAATCAAGCACCACTAGCAGCAGGGCAATCTGTATCTGCTTTAGCTAATGGACAAATAGGTATATTTAACTTTCATACAGGATTATCTGTAGATGGCACTAACCTAAATAATGCTAGGGATATATTTCTTGCAGTAGGTGTAAATTCTACACTAGGTGGAACTAACCCTGCTACTGATATAAGGAAA